TACTGAAATTATCAAGTCTGTCAATCAAGAAAAATGAGCACAATGACATTCACAAAGTTCATTAGGAAGTTTCACAATGAAGCTGTGATTGTTGGTGAAGCAAGAACCAGGAGAGCAAAGCACTTCAGGAGAGCTGAGGTGCTTCCTGCTATGTCGATGGAGACCAAACCATGCTCACAATGTAGGCAGCCTATGATTGTGGCTCAAGGTCAGGTTGCTAGGTTTCATAAAGCATGCAGAGATAAGTGGCGACGCAAAAAAGGAACATGAATCCATTCAAAAAAATAAAGAATCTCTTTGTTGACAATCAAACAGAGGATGAACCAAATAGAAGATTGTTTGGAGAAACTCGTGTTGTTGACCAGAAGAGTGGAGAACAAACAGAGACTGTTTTCCCATCATTGGTTGGCTCTGCATTGGGGAAAAAGATTACATTCAAAAAGACAATGAGCAACAATCAACCTTTGTTTCAAGACAATTCTGCAGAAAATGAAGAGCTTAGAAGACAAGCTCCATTGCACACAGCAACAGTCATTCAATCAACTCAAGGGAACAAACCATCAGCAGGACAATGGAAAGGAACTAATTATGACCCATTGGATCCAAGCCAAAACAGACCGAATGCAAAGCCTGAGACAATAGGCATTGGAGCTGCTGGAGTGAGAATGGATGAGGGAATGGTTGCAGTTCCTAGGAAAGACGATGGCATCACTGCAATGTTAAGATTGGGAACAGTCATCTACATCCCTGAACTAAATAGAAAATTTCTGGTTGCTGACTTGCAGAATGCAAGATTCAATGGTCAACAGAAGTTGGACTTCGTGACATCAGGAACAGGATCTGGCATCAGTCCTGCTCACAATAAAAACTTTAACAACATCGTGATTGTTCGTGAAGGACAAGGTCGAGCTGATGTCAGAGAGTATGTTGAGTCAGGTCAATGGGAAGAAGATAAGAACAAGTAGATATGGACAATTTAGATCCAGATGATTTGAGGAAGATGTTAAGGAAAGCAACAATCAATGGCATAAATGATTTGAGGAACAGACTGATGAGATATCATTCAAAGTCTCCATCACACTCCTCAAGAGTTGAAGCTGTTGCTGATAAAGCAGTGAGAGATGCAGTGAAGCACTTCAAAAAAGAAGATGAGTGAACTACAAGAAATAAATTGGTCAGAACTTGTTCACTTCAATGATAAACAACTTGAAGCTGAGGAGTTGCTTGAGCCATATAAGTATATACTCTATGGTGGAGCCATGGGTGGTGGCAAATCCTATTGGCTGAGATGGATGATGATTAAGTTGTTATTGATGTACCATCAAGCATCAGGACTTGAGGGCATTCGTGTTGGCTTGTTCTGTGAGGATTATCCATCCCTCAAGGACAGACACATAAGCAAGATGAACTATGAGTTGCCACCATGGTTGGGAACAATGAAGAGAGGAGATAGTGAATACCATCTGAGAGAAGAGTATGGTTCTGGAGTGCTTGCTCTGCGTAACCTTGACGATCCAAGTAAGTATGCATCCTCTGAGTTTGCTGCAATTGCAGTTGATGAGCTGACAAAGAATTTGAAGGAGGTATTTGATATGCTCAGGACTAGAATGCGATGGCCAGGAATTCCAAACACCAAGTTCCTCTCTGGAACTAATCCAGGAGGAATTGGTCATGCGTGGGTGAAGAAAATGTTTCTTGATAAGGAGTTTGAGGAAACAGAGAAGGAACAAGAATTGTTTGCATACATTCGTGCGACTGTCTATGACAACACACAGAACTTGCCTGAGAGTTATCTTGACCAACTTGAAGGATTGCCCAAAGAGAAGAGAAAAGCATATCTGCTTGGTGATTGGAATCTGTTTGAAGGACAATTCTTCTCTGAATGGAGTGATGGTGTTCATGTTTGTGAGCCATTCACTGTTCCTGACAGCTGGATGAAGTTGGGAGCATACGACCATGGAAGAGCAAAACCTGCATGCTTCAAGTGGTATGCAATAGACCAAGACGGTGAGGTATGGGTGTACAGAGAACTTTATGTCAACAAGGAAGATGGCAGCTCTCGTTGGGAAGCAGACTTGATAGCCAAAGAGGTGGCAAAAATAACAAAAGAAGCAGGTGAGCACTTGAACTATGTGGTAGCTGACTCGGCAATCTGGACCCAAACAGGAACAAGTGAGACCATTGCAGAGATAATGCAAAAGAATGGAGTTGGCAAAGTTGGCACAAACATTCCTAGCTTGATACCCTGCCAGAAAGGAGCAGGAAGCAGGATAGCTGGATGGACAGTGATGCACCAGTATCTGTATCATGATTCAGAGACCAAACCAAAGATTCATTACTTCAGCAATTGTGTTGACTCAATAAAAACCATTCCTACACTGGTTTATGATGAGCGTCATCCTGAAGATTTGAACTCTGATGGAGAAGACCATGCTGCAGATACTGACCGTTATTTGTTGCAAACATTGAGGAACAAGAAGTCGAAGCCACCAATGACCAGAGAGGAGAAGAAGATGAATACATTCATTACAAAGAAGATGGGACTGCTGAGTAATGATTTTGCCAGTTTGAACCGCTTTTCAAATCTTTAATAGTAAAGTAAGATTAGTATAATGAAAATAAATCTAAAGAATGGCCACATAATGGTCAAAGAGATAATTAGAGAGGAGAAAGAGAGTGAAACCAGCAGTGGCATTATTCTTCCAGGACAGCAACTTGAGGATGAGCAGGCATCAACTGCGAAAGTTGTTAGGTCTGACACAGATGAGTTCCCTGAAGGATGCACAGTTCTGTTTCATAAAGTTCTCCCAATTGATGTCAATATGAGGTTGGATGGAGACAAAGACTTGCAATTGTATTTTTTCATAAACACAAGAGATATAATTTGTTCGATAACTGAATAGTGACATGTCAATCTTTGAATTAACAAAAAGGGTGAAGGACCAGCAAAAGGGTGTCAAGCAATATCGCAAGAATCCGAGAGACAAAGCAACTTTTGATTGGGTTGAAGAACGTAAAGAATTTCTTCAAGAGGCAAGGAGGAATTCAGGTGTCGAGGATATTTGGAAATCTGCAGACAGAGCATACATCCCTCACACAATTGATTCTGCCAAGAAGAAAAAGACAGTATTTGTTTCTGATGATGCTTTGGGATGGAGGTCAACTGCAGTGAACTTGACTACTGAAACAAGTTGGCAGGAAGACTCTGTGTCTCCAAATCCATACATAAAGATCCAGACTGCTTTGGGAATCATTGTTGACCGAAATCCATCAGCCAACTTGACTGAAGGAGCAAAAAAGTATGAGAGGAACAACATGCTCATGGAGAATCTTTATGAGCGTAGTTGGGAGATAGCAACAAGCAAGTCTGCTCTGCTGAAGCCATTGGTGCTCAATTGTGCCAAGTATGGAATGGGAGTGGGCAGGACATATCCATTAAAACTCACTCGTGAATCATCTGACTTGGTCTCAATTGATAAGTCTGGCAAGAGCAAATATGAGAAAGTAGATTTTGTTCATTTTGATGATGTTTTCCGTGAATCTTTGAATCCATGGAATGTCTGGTTTGATGATGGAGCGATTGTAGGCAATCCTCACTCTTGCAATGATGTAATATATTTTAAAGACTATGAATGGTCAAAGTTTGAGAGGAACTTCAAGCACTTGGACAATTTCAAATTCATCAAGCCAACAGAGCGAGTGCTTGATGGTGAGGGAAAGATTGAAGACCAATCAACTGGCACTGGTGAGCCAAAGACTTCAAAGTTAGTTGAGAGAGTTTGGTTCTATGAGAACTTGGAGCTTGACAATCTGTTTGTCTACACAGACAGTGGGATTGTGCTTGTCAATGAGCCAATTCCAAAACGTCCCAAGAACAAACGATTGTCTGTTTGGTCAGTTGTCTGGACACTCAGAGATGACAAATCTCTTGTTGGGATTGGAGTGTACGAAGCGATGAGGAATGACCACAAGATCCACAACAAGATTAGGAACATGACTGTTGACCAGCTTGTGTTGTCTATTTATCGTGAGTGGTTCTACTCTGGAGCAGATACTTTGGAAGCAGATGGAGTAATGAAGACTCATCCTGGAAGAGGTCGTCAGGTGAACAATCCTAAGGACATAATTTGGAATAATGTTCCTGGTCCTGGTGCAGAAGCATGGGCTGGTCTTGAACACTTTGACCAAGAGATTGATGATGCGACTGGCATCTCGAAATCACTTCAAGGAGAGGTAACTGGCAGCACTGCATTCGAGATTTCACAAGCTCGTGAGAGTGCATTGAGGAGATTAAAGACTCCGTTGGAAAATATCACT